TGACCTACCTCGCCGATTACCAGGGCTAATAGGCTCCATGACAAGCAAACGCTGCCGGCGCGTGCCCGGCGGCCCGACCGTGAGAACCCCGATAGAGGAAACGAGACGATGAAACAGGAATGCGTGACGATCGGAATGCAGGCTCGCGTGAAGATCGGCCAACGGTTGGCCGAGGTGACGGTGCTCCGGCGGCTCGAGGGCCGCGGGCGTGCTCGGTTCGAGTGCCGCACGAGCGACACGGGCCGCCTCGTGAAGGCCACCGCGGCCCGGCTCCGGCCGGTGCCGCCCCCCGCGGTTCGGGCGATGGTTGGCCGGATGGTGGCCGCCGCAGCGGCTCGCGACGAGATCGTGCTCGGCGGCATCGACGCCTCGGCACTGTCGATCGAACCGGACGTGCCGCGCGAGCTTGCCGCCTGGGCCGCGGAGCCTGTCGGTGCCTGGTGATCGGCCCCCGGCACAGCCCCGTCGCCCTCGGGCGGGGTTGGGCCGGCGGCCGGCGATCGACGCCTGACCCGTGGATGGAAACCCCGGATGAGGAAACGAGAGATGAAACCGAAGACCTTTTTGCCGTGGTGGAACTGTGCCGCCCTGGTACTCGAGGGCGATGACGAAATCGACCTGGACATCGACGTTCGGGCCGAAACCGCCGGTCAGGCCGAAGACATCGCCAGGGCCGAGTGGGCCGACCACGGCCACAACCCCGACCGAGTGACCGTGCGGAGAGACTCAAGCATTGACTCTGACCGTGCCGATGCCTAGTATGCTACGAGACGAGACAAACGGCAGGGGCCGCGTTGGCCCCGAACGTGGAAACGAGAATTACCCTAGAACGAGGAAACGAGAGATGAAAACCTTGAACGCGACGATTCTGTGGCTTGAGCTGCGCGACATTCCCGTGTGGGCTACGCTGGCCCACGCTTGGCGGCTCACGATCCCTGCGATTGCTGCGGTGGCGAACGCTGCCCGGCGGGTGGGGCTGCGACGGGCCGCGTGGCAGCTTGCCGCGTTGGCCTGGAACGTCTGGGATAACGTGGCCGAATCGACGCCGGCCTACCGCGAGACGCTCCAGCTCATGCCGTGGAGCGGCGGCTGCGAAACGGCCTGGCAAGTGGCGGCCGGCGTGCCAGAGGAGGCGATCGGCCGGAACCTGCCGCTCTATTTCCAGTTTGACGAGTGAGGGCGACTGCCGCCCCGGCTCGTTGCCTGGGCGGTTCGATGATGGGATGATTTCACCAGACCCCCGGACGGGGGAAACGATACGAAAGGGACGAACGATGACGACCGAAACGATGAAGCACACGGCGGCCCCCTGGACGATCCACTGGGGCATGGCGCAGGGTGGCGACGGCCACTGGATCATGGACTCGCAGGATCACGGCGAGTTGTCGCGGATCGCGATGGTGGCGTTCCACGACGACACAAGCGGCGACGAGACGCGGGCGAACGCGAAGGTGATCGGTGCGGCCCCCGAGCTGCTCGCGGCGCTGATGATCTGCTGCGACCAGTTGGCCGGATGGGTCGACAGCGGCTCTGGCGATGCCCGCGACTTCTGGGCCGTGAAGATGGCGAAGGCCGCAATTGAGAAGGCGATGCCCTGACGACCCCCCCGCAACCCCCGGCCGGCGAAACGCTGGTACGGGGGCGACGGGCGGGCCGACATGGCCCGGATCGTGGAAACCATAACCCTAGATACGAGGAGAGCGATGATGAACTGGAACAAACTTGATTGGGAGCAGTTGCCTGCGGACGCGGGCCAGATCGTGAGCGTGGAGTATTCGGTCGATTGGGAGTCGAGCACCATCTATCGAAAGTCGAACGACAAGAGCGACCGCACGGTGGCCGTCGAGCAGGCGGCAGTCACGGGCGGCGGGTACGAACCGCAGAATGGCATCCTGCCCGAGCACGGCGAGTGGATGCCCGCAGATGCGGACACTGCGGCGGCGGCGGGTCGCGGCCTGCACTACAAGAGCGATGCCTGGGCGAGGATTGCCCGCGAGGTCGATTGGACGAACTACTGGCCGGCGATTGACCGCGACGGCAATCTGACCGGACAAGCCGTCGAAACCGACGAGGCCGCGGTCGGTTGGTGGAACGTCGATGACGAGGCAATGATCTCCGACGAGGAGGCTCGCGCCGGCGGTTGGGAGATCGGCGCCGAGGACGGGTACGCAGGCCAGCCGGATGCCGACGAGGCTCTGGCAGTCGCCGGCCTCGTCTGCGGCAGGACCGTCGAGGAGGACGCCAGCGGCGGCCAGGGGCACTGCTGGAGGATCGTTCGCGGCGACGAGATGCCTGCTTCGATTCGCGCGGAGATCGAGGCCGAGATGATCGACGGTGGCGTGGGTAGCTCCGATGACTACACGGCAAGCAACGGCTGTCACTACCGCTGGTAGTGGGCCGTGCCGGCCGACCCCGGCCCGTGGAAACGAGAGTTCGATTTACCCCTGCCGCCCCGTGCGGCGAAACGAGGAGAGGACGATGATCTACTGGATTCTGACCGACGTGGCCGGCAAGCATGGCCGCCGGCACGATGGCGACTGGGAGCCGCTCGAGCGGCGATCCCCGGCGAGCGACGAGGTGGAGCGGTTCCACCGCTACCGCGATGCCGTGGCGAAGGCGAAGAAGCTCAAGGCGAGGGGCTGCCACTGCAAGCCGCTGAAGCAGGAGGGCATCGTGCTCTTCTGGCGGTTGCCAGAGCGGGCTGGCGAGAACGACCTGGCCGAGGTGGTCGAATTCAAGTCGAAGCGGCAGGCGGCGGCTTGGCGGAAGCAGGCCGAGGCCGAGGGCTGCGAGGTGATCGAGTGCTTGGGAACGGCGAAACGATAGGAGGCCGACCGTGAAAAACAGAGTGACCCCTTACGAGGCGGGCTGGCTGACGATGCTGGTCAAGACCGGGATCGCCACCGAGCAGGATGCTCGAGCGGCGATGGATCGGGTGGCCCAGGCCGCCATCGATGAGCTGGTGGCCCGGCGCCGGGCGAAGCGGCGCGAGAAACGCCGGCGAAAGAGTGACGATTGACAAGGCTACCGGACGATAGATAGATAAGGCTACCGGAAAAGCGTCAGGCGTGTGGCCTGCCGCCCCGGTGCATGGAAACCCAAGGAGGAAGCGAAGATGATTCTGCATAACGGAGAGACGATCTACCTGTCGTTCACCTCGGCCGGCAATTTGGCCGATGCGCCGAAGGCATGGGTCACGGAGGCGGTCGTGGTCGATGCCGAGCACCGGATCGTCCGCGAGCCGGAGTACGGTCAGGTGCGGGTTCTCTCGTCGGTCGAGGGCATCCACCAGTCCGCGACGGACGCCTGGGCGAGGTGCTCGACGGAGCTGGCCGCGTTCGCGGCGGCCATCCGCCTGCGGGCCGACGAGTGCGCCCGGAAGGCGGCGCAGCTGGCGATCGTCCGCGAGGAGGCCGCAACGTGACCCCCGACCGTTGGAACCAGTGGCTGCGCTGGTTGCTGCTCGTCCGTCTCGGGCAAGAGCTGGGGACGGACGGGCCGCTGGCCCAAGCGATTCACGATTTACTGGATGCTTTTCTTAGGGTCGTCCGATAGAATGCCACCGCTAGACCGGAGAGAAACCATGACCACCATCGACCCGAAAGAATATTTGACCCTCATCCAAGCGGCGGCGAAAGTCGGTTGCCCGCGGCGGTCGCTCTACCGGATCATCGACAGGCTTGGCGTCAACAACATCGTCACGATGGCGTTCGGCAAGCGGCTGATCCACAAGTCGAAGCTGCCGGCGATCAGGGCAGAGCACGCCCCCCTGGGGTCGAAGCGGCGGCACGAGATCGCCGTGGCGTCCGGCAGCAAGGGCGGCGCGCAGAAGGGCGTCAATTACGCGCGTGCCGCTTTGAGTGGCATGAGCGATGCACCAGCCGCAGATTCTCAAGCGACTCGGAGCCGCCGCGCGCCTTCTCGATGATGTGGTCGATATGCGCCTCGCCGTTCTCGCCGCGAACGAGCTGCCCGCAGAGCTGGCAGATGCCGGCGTCACGGGCGATCACCGCGAGCCTGGTGCGCTGCCACTGGGGAGTGCAGTAGCCCCTGGCGGCGGCGTTCGGGCGCGGCTCCCGCTTGCGGGCAAGCCACGGGGGCCGGAACGTGGGAACGCGACGAGGCATCACTCGCTCCTGGCAGACCGCTGCCACCCGTACATGAGAACCTTGTGCGAGTGGTTCTTCTTCCACCACTCCACGATTAGCTGCGACAAGAGCTGGACGATCACGCCGATCAAGATCATGCCCATTATAGACCCGTACTGCTTCCGGCACCGCTGTTTCAAGCGGGCGGCGAGCACTTCGACCATGCGGTCTTCTGGGGCGTCGTAGGGGAACTCGGCGACCGCAAGCTCGACCAGTTGATCGCGCAGCCCCCCGTGCATGGCAAGACGCAGACCGCCTTTGCGGGCGACGAAGTCCTTTAGCGGACGGTATTTGGCGTCAAGCATTTTCCATCCTGGCATGGCACAAGCACGCTGACCGGCGTCTTCCCTGTTCCGTTGCACGCTTGGCAGGTCATAGTCACCCTCCCGTCACCAACGACCCCGCGGCCGGAGCATGAACGGCAGACTCCGGGCTTCTCTGGGGCGGGGGCGAGCGTCGAATAGTGGCCGGTCACGGCGACGAACGGCTGAAGGTCATCGGTGGTCACCGATGACGAGCACCCCGCCGCAAGTACGAGCACGAGGAGCCAGCGCATCAGACGTTCCCCGAGGCGCCGAAGGTCGTGTGCTTCCGCCGGGGCCAGCCGGCCACCGACGAGAGCGCGATGCAGGTGCAGCGGTCAATCGTGTCGGCCAACGCCCAGAACGCGCCCTCGGGGATGTCGATGCTCGTCCCCATGATCCGGCGCGGTCCGCGGTTCCACGCCCCGCCCCAGGAGTTGAGCCAGCACACAAGAGCCTGCCCGTACCGCTTCACCGTCTCCGGCCGATCATCGTAGCCGAGCCAACATTCCGCGTGCTGCCACGTTCGATCTTGCTTGCTGACGCCGTTCTCGTCACGAACGGACGAGAAGCCGAGCGACGATGTGTTGAACACGCCGAAACCGGCCGCGAGAAAATCGCGAACCTGCTCGCGGCCCTTCAAGAACGTGGCCGTGCGGGCGACGTGCTGCCGCGACTCAGCGAGCCACTGGTCCGACGGCGGCCGGGAGCCGCCCAGGTTTGTGTTCTCTTCGGTGTAGTGCGTCAGGTCGATCTTCAGATCGGGGTAGGGCCTTCGCAGCAGAAAGCCGCGCTCGCTCGCTACCTTCGCAGACTCCGACCCGATCCACCCGTCTCCGTTGTATCCGCGCCAAGCCCACAGGCTTTCGCTCGAGACGACCCCTTCGATGACGCCTTCCGACGGCAGCTCCGGCGCGCCTTCGATGACCTTCGTCACCTCGTCCGGCACGCGGCTGTAAATTTCCATTCCGAGCGACGAGAGAACGCAGTTCCCCGTAGCTCTTGAAACGCAGTCGCCGCGAACCTGAGCGGAGCCGGGGTAGCAGCCTGGGAACACCTGCTCGACCGCGGGGAAGAGGAGCGTCAGCTTCCCTTCGCCGGCCCCCGCGAACTCCCACTCATGGGCGACTTCCTCGCCGATGGGGTTGCCGCCGCGGCGCAGAATGTAGTCGGCGAACACCTCGTCGGAGCGAGGGTCTTGCACCGCGCCGACCAGACCGAGGTCGTAGGCTTTCTTCGGGTCGAAGCTACTCGCCATTGATCGTGAACGCCCAGGCCAGCACGCCGCAGGCGGCGACTAGGCGAGCACGCTTCTCCTTGTCAAGCGGGGCCGTCTCCGGCCCGACGGCACTCAGAAAGACTTGATCGATAGCGGCCCCGAGATCGCCGTACTTGCCGACGTCCTTCCTATCGACGGCCAGCCGCAGGCTCCCGCCGTGGAACGCCTCGAACTTGTCGGTGTCGGTGATGATCGGCTTCTCCCGATCCCCGTCCCGCAGAAGCACGAACGCCAGCGCGTCGTAGAAATGAGCGAGATACCGCCGATCCCGCGGCGTCATCTTGGGCAGGTACTCGCGAACCGGAGCGGCCCACTCGAGCATCGCCTTGTCGGGCTGCGGTGCGACGATCTTCTCGATCGGTGCCGGCGGCCACTCCCAACGCAGCGCCGACCCCCGCCATGCAAAAAACAAGATGACCGCAGCCACGATGTACCTCGCCTTGATCACTTTTCGCTGCCCTCAACCAAGTCGTGCGTGATCGCCTCGATCGCCTTCGCCGCCTCAGCCGACACGCCGCCGGTCGCCGACAACCGCGCTCGCACGCGGGCCAGCGCCAGCATGGCGTCCTGGTAGGTGACCACTGCCGGAGCCGGCTTGATCGGCGACGGGATCGACCGCAGGAGCGATGCCGCCTTGGGCAGGGCCGCCACCGCGATGGCCGCCGCCGTTCCCAGCACGCCAACGGCGATGTCCAGGCTCATGCGACACCCCCGACGATCTTGACCACCCAATCGAACGCGGCCTGACCCTCGGGGGTCTTCAGCACCTGCTCGACGTGATCCAGCGCCTCGTCGTCCAGATGCGTCGAGGTCTTTCCGGCCGCCCACTTGAGCGCCTCGCAGATGGCGACAGCCCGATCGTGCGGAGTCTTGGCGTCCATGACCAACTGAAGGCGACCGATCAGCGGCGCCCACTCGGCGAACAGCTTGAGCTTGTCAAGCAGCGGCATCGACGCCCCGTAGAGTTCCTCATTTTCCATCGCGAACCTCCTTGTGCCTATTCACGAATCGCTGGTACATCTCGCTTGCGGTTCTGCCGACGCTGGTGATCGTGCCTCGGCGATAGGGTTCGTCGCGAACCTTGTGAAACAACGGCGGCGTGTCATCGCCAGTGCGACGATCCAAGTCCGACCGCTCGATGTCTGCGTCTTCAATCATCGCCGTGAACGACGTGCTGCATCATGTCGTAAAGGTCGTCGAACGCCGTGGTCACCAAGGCGCGTGCCTCTTCTCTGGCAAGAGGTGTCTGGTACTTCCACACTTCATCCTCAACGACGTCATCGCCGTGACGGACGAGCAGCCTCGTCTCCTTCGCAGCCACGACGAGACGCACCTCCGCCAGCATTTGTGTCGCCTCCGGTAGCGTTATTCAGTCTACCAGACCATGCAGACGCGAGGCGGGCTTCCCGCTCCGCCTGCGACCACTCCGAACGGATCATTGCCGCCGCCATCCGTATCTCTTCTCTTGACGGCAGGTACGTCTCTGGATCGACCCGCTGCGGCAGGCCCATCGACTTGGCGACCGCCTCCAACTGCTCCGGCGAGAACTCCATCTCCTCGGCGATCTCGGTGAACGTCAGCTCGCCCTTCCAGAGGTGCCGGAGGGCGCGCTTCTGGTTGGGCGTGAGTCTCATGGCAGGATCGCGATGTACCTTGAGCCGGGGTTTAAGAACATCTGGTAACCGGCCTTGCTCAGTTCGTGGTGGTAGGCGACGTGCTCGCAGTCCGGCGTGCCGTCCACGCCCGTGCCGGAGTATCGGCCCGCCAGATACGCCTCGCGGGTGTAGACCGCCAAGCCGCCGAAGACGCTGTTGAACCGGATCGGTGGCGAAGCCGGGGGCGGCAGGAGCAGGTGGAACCACTGCGGATTCTTCCGATCCTCCCACCAGTTCAAACGCGCAGCCCACGAGTCATACTGCGCCATTGCCAGCACGCCGCTCTCGTCCTTTCGCAGAAAGAGCGAGTAACTCGCCATGCCGCCGGGATGCCGCGTGCCGCACGCCTGCTCCGACTTCTCCAGCAGCCATCCGATGGAGTTGCAGACCCCGTCCACCGAAAACCCGCCCTGCGGATCGACGTCCAGCACGCAGACGTAGTCCGCGTCTGGTGCGTTCGCCTCCACCCAGTCGCGGCAGCGGTTGCGATACTCGGCCAACCGCACCGTCCGCTCCGGCTCGAACCCCCGGTAGTCCTCGCGGTCTAGCGTGGCGTGCTCGACGGTCACCCACTGCCGGATCGCGAAATCGTCCAGCACCTCGGCGGTGTTGTCGGCCGAGTCGTTCTCGTAGACGTACATCACGGCCTTCCGAAACCTGCCGGACAGCTCGTCAACAAGCGTGAGCGTGTTCTTCAGGTACGGCATCGCCGTCCGCGCGATCGCCACGATGGCGAGCTTCGACCTGGCGGCCTCGATCACGCCGGCCCGCGTCCGCTTGTCGAAAGACTCGCGATACTTCGGCTCGATATGCCAAATGTCTTCAGGTCGCATGAGAGAAAACCCAAAAATGGCTTGGATGGGCGTTTGCGGCAGGGTGCGGCATGATTTCGATGTCCTCGCGGCCCAGCCGCCGCAACTGCTCGCCGACGGCGACCTGCGTGTCGTGAACCTCGATGAGCCACCGCGTCTCAGCGAATTCCTCCGGCGTGGCGCCGGCCAGCACCGCGGCCTCCGCCCCCTCGACGTCAATCTTCACAAAGTCGATTTCCTCGCACCCGAAGCGGTCCCGCGCCACGAACCGCAGGAAGTCCAGCGTCACCGTCGTGACGCCGATCGTCTGAACAACGGGAGCTTCGGCTTGGTCGCCGGCCCCAATCGGATGCTCCAGAAGTGTCGATGACTGCGTCGATTCTGGCCGCAGGTGAAACTCAGCCACTCCGTGCCTCTCGCCGGCAGCGACCTCCATGAGATGGACGTTGGGCGGGAGCGACTGCCGCAGCTCGGACAGTGCTCTGGGGTCAGGCTCGACGGCGATCACATGATCGAACCTGGCTGCCAGCCACCGCGTCCACTCGCCGACGTTTGCGCCGATGTCGATCGCCACGCGGCAGGGGCCGGCAACGGCGGCCTCGCGAAACTCTTCCAGCCACTCTTCACTCATGCTTCGCCTCGCACTGTAGGAGGAAATCACGAACCTCGGACGGCGAACAGCACACCGTCACGTCGCAGCCGGCGAGGGCCAGTTCCCGCATCCGGTGCTGTTGAATTTTCGTCGGCTCGCAGCCTGGGCGTTTGAACTCCATCCACGCCGCCCGACCGCCCTTGATCGCCAGCACGTCGGGCAGGCCGGAAAGCTGGAACGGGCCACCGTGAATCTTGACCACCCACCAGCCGAGCTGCTTCGCCACCGCTAGCCCCTTGGCGACGATGGTCTTCTCGAGCGGCGGCTTCACCGATCCACGAGCACCCCGTCGTGGTTGAAAGCGAACTGGGGGATCGTCCACCGACGCCGCCCCGGCCCGACCATCCGCTTCTCGCGTTCTTCCCTTGACCACCCGCGGCGAATTTCCGCCGCCTTTGCTTCCAGCTCTTCGGGGGTGGGGTCGGTCATACGATCCGGCGACCGCCTCACAAGCGCCGTCCTCCGCGGCAGGGCATACCGTCTCGCCACGCTGTAGAGCGCAGACTTCGTTATCCCCAGCTCCGACGAGATTTCGGTGGTGGTCTTCTCGGTCTGCCACAGCGAGAACAGCTTTTTCACGTCAACCTTCATGGCGGTGCTCCTTCCTTGAGTGCGTAATGTGAGGTCTAGTAGCCTAGCGGTCAATAGTGATTTTTGTCTATTTATTTTGCGGTGTGCCATGCCCGCACCGTACTGGCAACGTCAAGCGTCGGCGTTATCGCGCCGCGTAAGAGCGGCCCGCGTCGTGGCGCGGCCAAGCGGCGCGAATCGTCGGGGCGTTATCCGGCGGGGTGGGGATTATCGAGAACAATACAAACACTGGTTCTATGTATCCGATCACGCCCCGCCGGCCATCGCCAACAGAGGCGATTCGACGTAGGCTCCCCACTGTTCCGCCATCGCCTGGGCGATGCCCTGAAACGTCTCGCTCCGCTTCTTCCACCTGTCAGCCGATGGCGGCATCCGGTGGATGCGGGCCTCGCGGCCTTCGACCACGTTCGTCGGCCGCAGCGGCGGAAGATTCTTCAACCACAGGCAAGTGGCCTTCGTCTCGCCGTGGCCGAACTGCCACGGCTGGATCGTCTGGTTCGGCTTCCTCCAGAGCGAGGACATGACACAGACCGGGTTTTCGATGGCGATATGCGGGATGCCGCAGCGTGCCAGCCGCATGAAGAACGACACGCCGGCCTGTTGCCGGCCGTCCAGCCGCTTCGCGGCGAAGTGGCGAGAGCCGCTCACTGACAGGTGGGTGCATGGTGGGTGAGCGATCATCAAATCCCACGGGTAGTCGATCACGTCGAACACGCTGCCCTGGTAGTGCGGCCCCGGCACGTCGGTTGGCAACAGGTCGCAAGACATAGCCTCATGCCCCAGCGAAAGGAAAGCATCCCGAACACGGCCGCTGTATTCGCAGGCGATCAACACGCGGGCCATGATTCCACCAACATAGAACCAACCGATGCAACGGACGGCCCTGCTACGTCATGCGTCATGGTGAATCCTCCGGTGGCCGCCGTTGATCTTCCGCGTTCTCAACTTGTCCGTTGCCAAAGCCCTTGCATGATTCTGGCGATCCGCTCGCACTCTGGGTCGCCGTCGTTCTCCGCGTATGCCTCCGCTATGGTCCATATCGCCTCCCGCTCCGCGTCGGTGAGCGTGGGCGCGAAATACAGCGGCCGCAACGGAAGTGGGACTGGCTTGCCGAACAAGCACTGCTCTGCCAGCGATTCCGCCTCGTCTTTTTGATGCGCCGCAAACGCCTCGTATACGTCTTGGCCGGATGCGCAGGTGACCGCCCACGCCACCGGGGCGTTGCTTTCTCCCGCCCGCTGCTGTTGCTTTTTCACCGCCACAGTGCCTCCTACTTCTTCCGCGCCTTCGCACGGGCTTTCTGAGCGATGTCCAGCGCGATGGCAACCGCCTGGGGCTGCGGGTAGCCGTCTTTGTTCACGAGTTGCTTAATGTTCGCGGCCACGTTGGCCTTGATCGTGACGGCGGTCTTACCGCCCTTCTTCAGTGGCATCTTCGATCTCCTCGGTGACAAACTTGGTCAACGCCAGCGAATACTCGCTGACGCTCTCCGACAGATGAAACGTCGCGAATGCCAGCGAGGTCGCCCCGTATTCCTTGGCGACCTCGGCCGAGGCGTTCAGGCTCTCCACCAGGGTGCGGAGGGTGACGCTCATCGCCATCATCCGCAGCACGATGTCAGTTCTCTCGTCGGGCGTCATTGACGAACCCATTGATCGCCTTCCCTTGCAAAGAGGATGGGATGCAGCCCGACGCGGCGGGCGAGCAAGAGCATCGACGGCCGAAAAACGGCGACCGTCGTCTGCTTGCCGTTTGAGTCCAGTGCCGGCAACGCCCCCGAGGCCACGAGGAGCGAGGCGGCCAGGGCGGCAACGCCGCGGCGGCGCCATTCGGGCGGCACGAAAGCCTCAAGCGTGTCCCACGCCCGATTCGGCACCCACACCTCAGTCCTCGCCCACCCGACCAGCTCTCTGCCGACCTCAACGACCGCGATAGAGCCGTCGTCCGGCGAAGGCTGCTTGCCACGAAGGTATCGGTGCAGTTTCCACTGGTAGTCGCTTCCGGGCCGCGTGTATCGCATGACCCGCTTGAGCGTCGGCGCGTCGGCGGCAAGGGCGTCGGCGGTGAGGAGGCGGCAGATCATGCCAGCAGTCCCTCTTTCTCGACGGCCGCCGCAATCCGCTCCTCCGCCAGCTTGACGTAGTCTGGATTCAGCTCGCACCCGATGCCGCTGCGGCCAAGCCGCGCGGCAACCGCCAGCGTCGTGCCGGAGCCGGCGAATGGGTCAAGGATCGTGTCGCCTGGATTGCTTGAGACGCGGATGATTCGCTCAACAAGCTCCCTTGGAAGCTGCGTCGGCACGCCCTTCACCCGCTCTCGGAACGTGCCGCATACACGGTTGATCTGCCAGACGTCGCCCATGATCTTGCCGGCCGGATTAGCCCGCTTGTCGCCGTACTTCTCCTGCCTCGCGGATGGAACGGTGACGGCACCGGCATTGAACGTGAAACGTCTCGCGTTTTTTGTCGCGTAGTAGATCGGCCGCGAGCACCGGCCGAACTTCTTCTGGCAGTAGACGCCAAACGTCTCGTGCCAGGTGATGCGGTTGCGAACGGTCATGCCGACGTTCTGGATCGCAATGTCGATGAACGCGCCGAACTCCTGCCCGCTGATGATCCAGAGTGACCCGCTCGGCTTGAGCGCCCAATAGCACAAACCGATCCATTCCTCGCACCACAGGTCGTAGTCGCGCCGACGGTCTGAATCCTCGCCATACCCGTAGTCGATCCCGATGTTGTACGGCGGGTCGGTGACAACGAGGTCAACGCTATCGCGCTCAAGCGTCTGAAGCGACTGCACGCAATCGCCCTGAATGATGCGGTGAGTCATCACTCCCCCACCTCCATCACAGTGCCGATCCACTCCCGATAGAGGCTCACCCGCGTGTGGCCGCTCTCCTCGCCGGCACGGCTGCGGAGCGGTCCCTTATCGGCCATCGTGAAACTGTTGATCCCCGTCAGCGCGCCATTGCAGAAGAGCGGGCCGCCGGAGTCGCCGGGGCTAATGCAAAGCTCAAGCGGGCTTGTCATGCGGCCGGCGTGGCAGACGATGATCGTCCGCTCAAAACGGGCGATCGTGTTCGTGCCGGCCCGCAGCCGGCCGTCCGATTCGGTGTGGCCGACCGACAACCGGCCGTGGACGCCGTAGCCGGCAATGCTCACGGTCTGCCCAATTGATTCGCGTCCGGTAGCCAATGGCGGGTAGAAGCTCCGCCCAAACGGCTGCGAAGACTCGAGCATCGCGATGTCGTTCCACCCCACGCGGTCATCGTCGAAGTCGGGGTGAATGTAGACCCGCAGCACCGGAACGTCATCGACCTCAAAGCTCGTCGCCCCCTGGACAACGTGGGCCGCCGTCAACGCCCAGGTGTCGGCAATCAGAGTGGCCGACGCTTGAATCGCCCGCCCCGACGAGTCCTTGGCCGTCAACTTCGCGGTGTACGGGGCGAAGCCCTCCCCGTAACTCAGATAGGCCGAGTCGGGGTGGTGATCGTCCGTCGTGCCGGCGATGGCTGGAGCCAGCAGGCCGACAAAAGCTACGAGAGCTTTGATCATTTCTCGTACACCCACTGGTACACCGCGAATTCCATCGCAAACTGCTCTAGCCCCTGCGGAGCCGGCGACCTGCGAAAACCCTGCAACGAGTAGTAGCCTCTGCTGAATTTCAGCTTTCCCTTGATGTTCGGGGGTGACACTGCGCGGTCGGCTTGGCCGTCCATCGGCCCGCCGTAGTAGACGGGCCACACAATTGACCCTTCGTGCGACGGAGTAAGGCTTTCGTAGTCGATCACTCATCCCTCGTCATGTACGGGATGAGCGTGAGATAAAACGCCGCCCCCGCGAACACAAGCAGGGTCGCGACGTTCAACCACTGGTGGAGTGCGGCGTCGATGATCACAGGATGTCTCCGCAGAGGAACTGCCACCACGTCCGCTTCTTCGGCATCGACTCGGTCGCGCTGCGGACGAGCGACTCAAGCCATTCGGCGCGGCCCTCGAGCGTCTTCGTGCGGGCCAGTAGCACGGCCACGGTGCGGTTCAGCGTATCGACATCCAACTGAACGCGCTGAAACAGTTCGGCTTCGGTCTTCGGCTTCTTCTTCGCCACGAAATCCTCCTCAGTGTTGTGCCGGCACACGCGGCGGGGTGGATGCGATCTCCTCGCGGACAACGCGGACGCTCCGCGGTGCCTTGATGCACAGACGGACGCGGCCGTCGGGAAAGATGCGGCCGACGGTGACCTCCACGCTGTCACCGATGAAAAGCCGCTGGCCGGAGCGACGAGTAATCACGAGCATTGAAGCAACTCCATTTGCTGGGTCGGTAGCCTACGAGGCTACCGGCGAGGCGTCAATATGGTTTTTGCAGGCATCGCGAACAGCGGGCCGCGGGTGGTTCGCCGCCGCCCAGGTGACGTAGTCCCGCCCCCGCGGCTGCTCGAGAGCCTCGTCAATCGACAGGCCGGCGAACCGGCCGTCGCGGAAGACGAACTCGTCCTGCTTGGGCTGGAGGTGGCCGGGAATCACCGGCACCCACTGGGCGGTGTGGCAGAAGCAGCACTGGATCAGCCACTCGCCACGATCCTCGTGGATGATGTCATGGGCGCTGCCGCGACAGAGCGTGTCGCCGCACTCGTGAACGTGGTCGAGCCGGCCGAGGGCTTTGATCGGTCGCTGGGCGGTTTGCCCTATAAAAGAAGGGGCTTTTTTGGATTCCGTTTTATCTGCCGAGGCGGTGCGTCCTTTAAGGGTTGCTCGCTTTCTCGTCGGTTCTTCGGGCGATATGTCGAAAAGCAGGGTCATACTGGTATCTCCATCCGGTAGCGTTCACGGGGGTCGTGGGCGATCACCAGCTCATGCTTTGCCCTGGTGCAGGCGACGTACTCGATGCGGCGCTCCTCGGCGAATCGCACGGGATCGTCCTCCTCGCCTTGGCGAATCCTCCGGCCGACGCTGGTGAGGAGCACGACCTTGCTGGCCTCCTGCCCCTTCACCGAATGCACCGTGCCGATGCGAATCTTCGGGTTGCTGACGGCCTCGACGCCAAACCGCTTGGCGGCCCGCACCCACTTCGTGCCGCCGTCCGGCAGGCCGCTCCACTGACCGGTGGCGATCGCGTCCCGCAGGTGCTCCGTGGCCCCCAGAGCAGGCAAATCCTCTGGGTAGATGCGGTCGAACATATCGGACAGCCCCTTTGACCATCGTGACTTGCTGCCCCGCTCAAGCCACATCCTGCCGTCGTGTGTCTTGCTGGGTAGCATATCCAGCACGCAGGCCCACTGGTCGCCCGAGATCGCCTCGCCGTGCTGGAGCCGCCAGAGGCCGCCCATGCCCAGATCGCGGTTGTAGGCGCCATCCTTGGCCTTCACGCGACGAAACGGCATCCCGAGGTCTTCAAGGATGTGCTGAATCCTCGCGACGTTCCGGTTCGTCCTCGCGACCACCAGCGTCTCAATGCTTGGGTCAAGGTCTTGCAGGTCATCTTCGTAGTTCTCGCTCTCCACGACCTTGCCGTCGTGGTCGGCAGGGGCGATGCCCCGGTCCCAGTAGTCCGGCAACCGCTGGAGGCACCGCTCGCCGGCCGCCAGGATCGCCGGAGCGCACCGCCACGACTTCGGCATGATGTGCTGCTTGGCGACGTCCCAGCCCATGAAGTGACTCGCGCTGGCCCCAGCCCACGAGTAGAGCACTTGATACGGGTCGCCCAGAAGCCACGCCCACTTGCAGGCGTCCCCCGTCACAAGCCGCCGGCAGGCCAGGTCAAGCAGCTTGCTGGCGTCCTGCGCCTCGTCAAAAATCCACCCCACGACATCGTGCGGAATCTCGCCGTCTGGGTCGGCCTCCAACGGTCCGACGGCTGGGTCGAACCGCAGGCCGACGAAGCGGCAGAGCATATCGGTGAAGTCCATCCGCCCCTCGAGCCGCTTGGCGGCCTCGTACAGTTCGATCCGCTTGATCACCTCGTCAGCGGCCGGAGCCTCAGGGTCCGCGTCAGCCTCGACCACCTGCCGCAGCGGCACGACGAG